AAGATGCCTGCTGAGATGGTCGCTGTCCTTGTAGAACCTAAGAGTGCTGAAGTGTGGTCAATGCTAACGCCAATGTCTCCAGCAGACTTCCACTCTAAGATATCACTTCGCATGGTCGGTGGTTCTGCATTGAAGCCAACTGCACGTACTAAGAAAGAGGAAGCTGTACAGATCGGACAGGTACTCGGACAGTTTGGCAAGGCAGTACCGGCATCTATTCTAGTGATGATGAAGGTATTCGAGAGAGCCTTTGATGAGGTAGTTATAACAGAGGAGGATTGGGGATTAATTAGAGCGTCTATTGAGAAACAACTCGCACCCGAAGAAGGCGGTAGTCAACAACAGCCTCAAGGGGATCAACTAGCTGAAGTCGAACAGCAGATAAACCAACTACCTCCACAAGCTAAACAAGCTCTTGGAGCAGCTATGGCTAAAGGTGTACCCATCAGACAAGCGATGGAAGAGATTATGATGAGGGTACAACAAGGCCAGCAGAATAGAGTTCAAGAGATTGCTAATACTTCGGCGACACCGAAGCAACCATCGATAAATAGAGGACAACCAAATGGCGCCCCGCAGGGAGTCCCTCAACAATGACGTTGAGGATGGAATGCTTGATGAAGTACCTGGACTTGCAGAAGATACAGGTGGTGATGAATTTGAAGGTGTAGAAGGTGGTGAGGAAGTCGAACCTCAACCACAACAGCCACAACAACAACAAGACCCAACTGAATTACGCCAGCAAGATGAAGGTCAAGTACGTTATGACCAAGCTGGTAATGTTATTGATGCGCGAGGTAATATAGTCGCGCCCGCTGGTCGTGGTCGTAGACTTGATGAGCAGAATAGAAGGTATCGTGGATTACTAGAAGCTAAAGATCGTGAGTTACAGCAACTAAAAGCTACACAGGGTGAGTCGCAATTCCTTAACGGGGCACCTGCAAAGCTCGGCCTAAACAACGATGAAACGGCCGCAGCCCTTGACATGATGGCGCTTTTCAAGAATAATCCTGCGCAGCTAGTGCAGATTGTTCTCGCAGAAGCATCAGCAAAAGGCGTCGATCTTAATAAATTACTCGGTCAGAATATTGGTGCTGTTCAGACCGATGCAATTAGGAAGATGCTTGATGACCGTTTAGCTCCTCTCGACAAGATCAATAAAGAGCGAGCAGAGAACGAACGAGTCACCAGCGCAGTCCAGACAAGATATAATACATTCCTATCTAATTACCCTGACGCTGATCCGCATCAGGATGCTATCGCGAACTTAATGCGAACCCAAGGTTTGAACGAAGTAGAGTCATACTTTAGGGTACGTGAGTTTGCGCTACGGAATGGACTTGATTTCAATAGTCCACTCGGCCCGCAGTTGGCTCAAGTTATCCAACAGCGTGGTCAGCCGCAGCAACAGGCATCTCGTCGTCGTCCTATTGTTAACGGACGTGCTCCGTCTAACGGGATGACAGAACGGAAAACAGAGGTGGCTTCTCCTGATCGAACTTACGCTTCGATCATTGACGAAGCACTCGCAGAGTCAGGATACCAAGGCTAATGTCAACACTAGCAACGGTTCTCAACTCAACTCTCACTAAGTCGCGTGGGAAGTTGATTATGGCTGCTGTTAAATCCAACGCTTTCGTAGCGTGGGCGATGGCTACCAATCGCGTCGAATATGAAGATGGCGGTTGGGAAATTACTAATCCTCTCACGGTCGGTCGCAACCCGAATGTGGGAACGTATGAGTACTATCAAACTCTCCCGGTCAATCAGACGAACGAATTTACGACTGTTCGTTACGGTTGGTCACGTTTCGCTGGTACGGTTATCATCAGCGAGCAGGAAGAGGATGAGAACAAAGGACGAGCACAAATCTTCAAACTGATGAAAGCTAAGATGGAAGTGCTTGAAGAGAGCATTAAGGAGCAGTTTAGTGCTTATCTCTATGCTGCTGGTGGCGGAACTGATCCTCTCGGATTGGCCTCGCTTATCCCAGATGATCCGACTACTGGCTCTCTTGGTGGTCTTAGTCGCGCTTCTGAGCCTCAATGGCGAACGTCCAGCTATGACTTCAACGTAGGTGGTATCGACTCCACTAACATTGAAGAAGCTCTCGATGACGTTCTTATGGACCTCACTGTTAAAGGTGAGAAGCCCGACATCATGTTGTGCGGGCGTAATCTCTATCGTATCTACCGCGCAGCCGTGCGAGATAAGATCACCATTAATCTTGGTGAGAGCAACGGTGGGAAGAAGATGATGGACCTCGGCTTCAAGGGTGTCAGTCATCAATCCGTACCGATGATGTATGATGAAGACTGCCCTGTGAATAAGATCTACTTCATCAACTCGAAATACCTACGCCTTCACATTCTTAAGCATGTGAATATGAAGGTGAAAGACCTTACGGCACCGTGGAATGTGGATGCAAACGGTAGCCGAGTTGTTTGGCAAGGACAGTTCTGTCTCTGGAAGGCTTACCGGACGCATGCTGTTCTCATTAATGAGTGAGATAGATGGCACAAGCAGTACAGATTAAGAGCGATAAGCCCGTACCGAAGTTTACAGTCGAAGAGGGCGGAGCTTATAAGCGTCGAGTCGCTGAATATGACAAGACGAAGCGAACGTTTGAATATAAGGAGATTGAGGAGCCTTCTAGCTTCATCCTCAAGTTTCCGAAAGGCCACTCTATCCGCGTGAGAACTCGTGCAGAGGTAGAGCGTCTCGTTGGTGATCCCGAATATGTTGAACTCATCGATCTCGAAACGAGCGATGTAGTTGGGGCAATCCAACGTCCTCTTCCTGCTAAGAAGAAAGGAGACAACTGATGGCTCAAGGTGTAAACTCTCAGCATTTCGATACGTGGAACCAGCAAGTTAATATGTACGTGCCTGATGCTCAATTCAGCGCGGACATTGACTATGTGACTGGTGAGTATCGTGCTGATTATGGTGCGGTGCCTGCTCTCAGTGCGAACGGTATTCTCGCTGCGGGTAACTGGGCGGTAGCTGGTAGTAGTAACGTCTTCACTGCGGGCTATCGTGATAAGTTGGGTCCGTTTGGGCGTCAGCTTTCGTTCGTCTCACTTGCTACTGCTGCAAACGTCGTTACCATTCAAGGTCGCGACTATATGGGGCAGCCTATTCGTGAGACGCTGACACTTAATGGTGCGACTGCGGTTAATTCGCTTAAGATTTATCGCAGCTTGGACTTGTTGACGTGGACTGCTCCTAACGGTGCGGCAACTACTGTTAACATCGGTTATACTGATGTTCTCGGTGTGCCGTATCGAACGGTAGCAGTGCAGAACTGGCTCGAAGATGGTCTGAGTGCCACTCCGGGTACTGCTACGTATGGTGCATCTAATAGTGTACCGCAGACAGCAGGATCGAGTGATCCTCGTGGTGGTGTTGACTTCACTTCCGCCTCCAACGGTGTGAAGACATTCTCCATCATTGGCCTCGCTGATCTTACTGAACTCTATGGTATCGCTCACTACGCTGGTTGATATAGTGGGGCCGCTTATATGTGTAAGCGGCCTCATTATTCTTGGAGGTGGTGATGCCTACGTTTGCCGATCTTATACACAAGACGCTTGTAGAGCTACGACAAGAGCCTGGGATTAGCGTTCAGCAATATAGTGAGGATGTGATTGCTGCGATATTACAGCGGCAGTTTAACATATTCTTCGATCACTATTGGTGGCCGCGGTATACTACAAATAGGGCACAGTTTACCCTTAATGGTGTAGACGGACGGGTTACAACGGATTTAAGAGAAAAGATTAGACGAGCAGATGATATCAGGAATATCTGGTATCAATCAGAGAACACACCTCTCCCTGCATTCCCTGCTCATGTGAATGGGGGTAATTACCGTATGTACTACGACACAGTACCGGATAGTCAGATATTCAAGATCGTTCCTGAGAATACTACCGGCTATGTCACGGTATCGTATAGAACAAAGCCAAAGCCATTTATGCCTAATGATGAAGTCTTTCTCGATGAGGATCTTCTGGTTTGTGCGACATGTTTTAATTACCTCGCAGACGATGAAGATGCGCCTAATAGCGTTAAGAAGTTTCAAGAGGCAACTGCGAAGCGTGAAGCTCAGTTGCGAGAGGCGATGAATAGGGGACCAATACCATTCGGTGCGCCAGCGATGTCTCCCTTTACTAGTTGGATGACTAATTAATGGCACCTACTAAGTCTACGATTATTAGAGATTTCGGAGGAGGTCTGAATGTTGTGGACGATGATCTTAACTTGGGTTCATCATTTCAGCCAGTCTTGGATAACATTCATAGAGGCGTTGATAACACTCTGAGTGTTAGATGGGGCACGGAGTTATTTGTTGACCTAAGACGGGGTTCTGTAGCTACAGGATCGACTGCGTTTACAGTAGCGTGGGTGCTCAATGAACGTAAGCTGACGTGTACGTATGCTAATCATCTTCTATTAGACGGGGATCATATCACCTTCACTACTGGCTGGACTAATATGCTCGGTCTAAATAGTGCCGAGATTATTGGTAAGCCATTTGGTGTACGTAAGGTCGATGCGAATACGTTCGTATTGATGATGTATCATGCAGCTACGGTATCGGGGACTGATGCGAGTGCAAAGGGATGGATTAAGGATACACACTTCCTCGCAGGGGATATATTAGAGGTCAGCTACTTCGATGAGCATCTAGTCGTGTTTGATACGACAGGGGAGGTAGTCAAGATTAATGCTGCGATGACCATTACACGTATATGGGATCATGCTAAGGCTTACACATCGATGGATAGCATTACTGATGTTGATCCACTAATGAGTAAACCTCCTGGGTGGAGTTCGCCTATTGAGTACGTATCAACGGCTATCTTTAAGGGTGAACTTATCGCCTGTAATGGTGTAGATAAGCCAATCATCATCAACTTTACCAAGTCGCCTAATGTAATGTATCTCGCAGATGCAGGGGCGAAGTATTCTAACATATTCACACCTGTCTGTAAGTATGTATGTGCCATTGATAAGTGGCTGATAATGGCAGGTGATCCACTTAAGCCATATGCGGTACATATTAGCGCGACTAATAGTAGTGGAACGTGGGAGGGACCAGAGGATGCTGATGGGACGCACCTAGAACTGAATAACACTAATAGCTCGTCGCTATTCATCAGAGGTATTAATAAGTTTAGAAACTTCCTCGCTGTTGCATTCGATGATATGGTTGCAATGGTCGAGCTTGGTATCTTCGACGGAGCTGTGCATCGTCCAGAGACTACGGATAGTGTTGCTCGTCATGGATCGATATCACATAAGAGCATGGTGTTCTTAGGTTTCGATTTGGTAATGGCCGATCCGATCGGTGTGCCATCATTTGCTAAATCACAGTTTGATAACTCCATCATACCGTCGAGGATGAGTGAGTTTATCGCTCCTATGTTACAGCAGAATATCAGTCGATTGACTGCGAAGACGTTAGAGAAGGATATCTTCTCCGTCTATAGCACGCATGATAATCGCTACGTCTTGTTCGTACCTAATCATGATGACGTACTGACACGATTGCCTAATGATCCACTCTACTACCTCTTCGTTGATGTTGGGACCAATCGATGTGTATTAAACACACCTAATCATGGCATGGTCGAGGGCGATAAGTTTAAGCTGTCAGGAGCGGATGTACCACTGACGGATGTTCCTGCTGTATGTACAGTGGAGACGGTACTTAATCAGGACTTGATTGCCTTTCGTCTCTTAAATGTAGTCGTAGAACCACTAAACTTCGGTGGTACTACGATGGACATTACTCGTATGCGTACTGAGACTACAGCGTATGCGCTCACGTATAATAAAGGGCTGAAGATTAAGGCATGGTCACGTTATAGAGGATGGAATTTCCGTGCAGGATGTACTTCGCTGTATGGCCGTGTCTTTCTTGCTGATAAACAACGTATCTGGAGAATGGGGAATAGATTTGATCCTATTCATGCTGATTATATGGGTCTATATGACAAGGTATACGCTAACAATACTACTTACGCAATTGGGGAGAAGGTGAGAGACGTATTAACGAATGAAGTTTACACATGTAACAAACCAAATACGACATCTGTTGATGATCCATTTGAACAAGAGCGAGAGAGTTTCCCTGATAATTGGACTATATACAAAGGTGTTCCTATCAAGTTTGATATCGAGTTCCCGTGGGCTGACTTTGATAAGAGGGATATGACTAAACTAATAAAGACGATCAATGTTGATGCTAAGGGGATCGATCATTTCACTGTTGAGATGTATGTTGATTACTATTACAGACACAAGGTTACAGGTGAACGTACTCCGCTACTAAAGATGGACATGGTTGGTGGTGATGAAGGCGGTTTCGGTGTTCATCAGCAATACTATGGCACTGGTAGAATGGCTATAAGACAACGGCCGCTACCATTTGAGGCTCGGGGTAAGTTGTTCAAGCTACGTATCTTCGGAGCAACCATCGAGCCTCTACGTTTCATCGCTTTCATCTTCGGATACAAAATAGTGGGAAGAGATCGATGAGCATCGGACCAGTTAAGGAATACACAACCTACTTCGATCTTGAAGTACCCACGTTCGACTTTCCAGCGTGGCATACGTACTATGAGCGCAACCTGAAGACCATCGACGGCATTATGTATCTAATGTCAGGATCGACAAGTCTTAAAGGTGTGTGGAAGAATAGCGTTCAATACGAAATAGGCGACCGCGTTGTAGATATCGTAGGTGCGGAAGCATATGAATGCTTCGTAGATCATACTAGCGCGAAAGCCCCTGCTACATTTGAAGAAGATCGCCTCGCACATCCTACGTATTGGATGGGTGTTGACTTCATTCAATCGTTGATGGGTACATCCGACAGTGCTGTAGCTATTGGATTAGGAACGAAGATATTCGGTACACAGAGTGGTCGTGTATTTGCTCCTGGATCAAAAGTTACGATAGCGAGTTCTGCTGATCCTACAGCTAATTGGATGTGGGGTTCTGTCATCGATTACGATGGCTCTATCTTAACAGTGAATATCGAGGTTATTGGTGGTAGTGGTACACATGAAGATTGGTGGATCGCTATTAGTGGTGTTCGTGGTCCTCAGGGTGAAATAGGACCAATTGGTGTTCAAGGTCCAATCGGTGAGACAGGTCCAGAGGGTCCAGAAGGGCCACAGGGACCGCAAGGGATCATCCCTGAGGCGCCTACGACTGGTTCGATATACGGACGTAAGGGTAGCGACGCGACGTGGCAAGTCGTAGCCGCTACCAGTTCTGGCGTTCTCCCTGTAACCCCGGCTGGTGGGATATCTTCAACCAACGTTCAATCAGCACTCTACGAATTCGATACTGAGAAGGTTGCTAAAGCTGGTGGTGCTGCTGCGGTGATGACGGGTAATCTTACATTGCCTGTTGCTAATCCAACAGCCTCTACAGATGCAACACATAAGGGTTATGTTGATGGATTGATTGATGCTGTAAACGCATCAGTATCTGCTAAACCTGATAAGTCTTATGTTGATACACAGGACGCACTACGAGTATTAAAAACTGGCGATGCGATGACAGGTGGTTTGACAGCACCAGCACTCGCCATCAACAATTCAACTGTGGCGGATCTTTTCTTTAATACAAGTGCCGGTACACAGAGATGGCTTTTTCGTACTGAGTCAAGTGGTGAATTTAACTTTCATCGTTATAACGATGCAGGAACGTATCTCGGCACTATTATGACGCTCGGTCGTATTAGTGGTGCAGTAAGTATGGCTGGTGACTTAACGATTGGCGGTGTACTTAGAACATCAGCCTCTCTTGCTATGGGTTATGCTATTACAACTGGTTTATACGGTGATGGTGGTAATCTTGCACTTAGAACATATGGTAATAATAACATCTATATGCAGAATGCTAATGGAACAATAAACTATGCACACTTCTCTTATGGATCATCATATATATATGGATCATTAGGTATCAGTTCTAGTTTATCTACTACTGCCATTGATTGTTCTGGTAATATATGGGCGAAGGGTGGTATCTTATATCT